TCAGGCCTCCTCAACGTCGTGATACTCTTCGCACGCCTGCAGCGTGTTCTGAATCAGGGTGGCGACGGTCATCGGGCCAACGCCGCCGGGAACCGGGGTGATGTAGGACGCGCGTTCGGCGGCATCTTCATACACCACGTCGCCGACCACTTTGCCGCTTTCCAGACGGTTAATGCCGACATCGACCACAATCGCCCCTTCTTTAATCCACTCGCCAGGAATAAAGCCCGGTTTACCTACCGCGACGATCAGCAGGTCGGCGTTTTCGACGTGATGGCGCAGGTTTTTGGTAAAGCGGTGGGTCACGGTGGTGGTGCAGCCGGCCAGCAGCAGCTCCATGCTCATCGGGCGACCGACGATATTGGACGCGCCAATGACCACCGCATTGAGGCCGTAGGTGTCGATATTGTAGCGTTCCAGCAAGGTCACGATACCGCGCGGGGTGCACGGACGCAGACGCGGCGCGCGCTGGCACAGGCGGCCAACGTTGTAGGGATGGAAGCCGTCGACGTCTTTATCCGGCGCGATGCGCTCGAGCACTTTGACGTTGTCGATCCCTGCCGGCAGGGGCAGCTGAACCAGAATACCGTCGATGGTCTTATCGGCATTCAGGGTGTCGATAAGCTCCAGCAGCTCGGCTTCGCTGGTGGTTTCCGGGAGATCGTAAGAGCGGGAGACGAAGCCCACTTCTTCACATGCTTTGCGCTTGCTGCCGACATAAATCTGCGAGGCCGGGTTGCTACCGACCAGCACGACGGCCAGCCCAGGGGCGCGTTTTCCGGCCGCAACGCGAGCCTTCACTTTTTCCGCAACCTCAGAGCGTACCTGCTGCGCAATCGTTTTACCGTCAATAATTTTTGCTGCCATCAGAGAGAGGATTCCATCTGTATCTTTACGAAAGGGGGATGAGGATATTTTGTCAGAAGCGGGCCTCGCTGTCAGTCCTCGTTTGCTGTTTTATCCTGTCTGCGGTGAATTTAGCCTGTTTTGACCCTGTTAAGCCCAGGGTCATTGGTGTGTTGCGCCTGGCCACTAAGTGAATTTTCGCGCGCATGAGCCCCGGTGGTATGCTTCTTGTACAGTTGCTGAGGGATATTTCGCCAGCATCGTATAAGCCCCGCAGTTTCCTGGCAAAATGGATTGACTCAACGGACGTGGACCGTATAATTCCAGGCGTTTCACTCCGCGAAGCACTCGCTTCTCAGGGCGCCCTTAGCTCAGCTGGATAGAGCAACGGCCTTCTAAGCCGTAGGTCACAGGTTCGAACCCTGTAGGGCGTACCATTAAGAAACAACAACTTACGCCAGTTTTAAACCAGCCTGATTTCCTCCTTGTGTCGTATTTGTGTCGCTAGCGCCAAAAATGGCGTCAATTTTCCGTGCATGTTCGGTCAGGTGGTTCGGCGCCAGGTGAGCATAGCGACGCACCATCTCGATGCTTTCCCATCCTCCCATTTCCTGCAGTACAGAAAGCGGGACGCCGGACTGGATCAGCCAACTCGCCCAGGTATGCCGGAGGTCGTGAAAACGGAAATCCTCGATCCCTGCTTTTTTCAACCCGGCTCGCCAGGCGTTATTGTCATCAACCCGCATTTTTCTAACCGCGGGCGTCAGTGTCCCATCAGGGCGATGCTTTGCCGTGGTGTGAACGAATACCCACCGGGAGTGCCTCCCTATCTGATCCCTTAATACCCTGCATGCGGTATCATTCAGAGCCACGCCAATCGCCTTGCCCGCTTTTGCGTTCTCCGGATTTACCCATGCAACCTTTCTCTGCATATCGACCTGCTGCCACTCAAGCCCGATGATGTTTGAGCGGCGCAGGCCGGTTGCCAGTGCAAATATCACCACTGGCTTAATGCTCTCAGGCATGCACTCGATCAAACGCTCAGCTTCTTCTCTGGTCAGCCACCGTATCCGCTTACTGATCGGCTTGCGGGTTTTGATAACAGGAGCTGTTTTTATCCAGCCCCAGTCATTCGCCGCGGCCCTGAGAAGCGAGCGAATGAAGGAAAGGTGTTGCGCCTTCGTCGCCTGCGAAACCTGCCGTGGCTTGTACTCCGGAACAGGCTTACCCTTCCTCAGCGCGGCATCACGTTTACTCTCCCACACCTGCAGGTGCTTACGGTTGATCATCCCGTTAACGGCTTCATGAACTTCCTCCGCCGTTATCTTCGAGACATCACGGCCGGAAAAATGCTGCAGCCAAAACTCAATTTTGGTTTTGTCATCATCCAGCGATCGTTTATGGTCCTTTTCCCGCAGCCACCGGATGCAGCACTCTTCGAAGGTTCTGACGGGCAGGTCGCCGATCTGGTCAACCCGCCACGCTTCCGCCTTCAGCTTGTCGTGGAGCTCCTGAGCCTGCTTTTTGTCCCCCGTGCCAAGAGATCGCCTAACTCTTTTTCCTGACGGCGTAAAGAAATGACAGTGCCACACGCCGCCCCTGAGGGTGATTGACATAAAACTTCTCCTTTATGTTCACCCGCGTTCGCGATGACAGGATCGCGCGGGGTTTTCAAATATGCAATACACGCCGCCTCGGTCGTTCTGTACTTGTTGCCGACCTTGCGGCCGGCAAGTTCCCCAGACTCAATCAGGCGGTAGATCACCCGCGCAGACACGATGAGCAAATCGGCGGCCTGCTGTGCTGTTATCGGTTTGTCAGATGCCATATCACCTCCGATGCTTACCGCGTAATTCCTCTTCTTCTTGACAGTCAGCACAGCGCTGGCATCCCGCCACCAGTTCCCTGCGCCGCTCGGGTATCTCTTCCCCGCAGTCGCGGCAGTGAGTAGCCGAAACTGCGTGATGATTGATGCGCATGTTCTGGATGGTCATTTCCAGCCGGTGCTCTGCCAGCTCGTTGGCCTGATCGATGATTTCTGCGCTCATAACTTCACCCATCCTTTACCTTTCACATGGGCAATCACCCCCAATTTACGCAAGGCCTGTAATCGGCGGTCGAGGATGCGGAACGGCTCTTTTTTATCCCCTTCATCCCTCGCTATATCGACGCACTCAGCCCCTACGTCACCAGAGAACAGGCGGCTGAACGGAGAGGGTGCCTCGCTAAGCTTGCTCATTATCGCGATATCAAGAATTACGTATTTGCTCATGATTCCACTCCATACCGGCCATTCATGCGGCCAATAACACTGACAAATTTCACCAGGCTGACACCCATCGGCTTTACCTTCTCGTAGTGCTTGCGAAGGATGGGGGGGCATACAGCGTTCCACTTCGGTTTAGGCTTTACGCTCATCGCTTTGGTTATCTCTTCTGCGCAGCGACGAGCCTGGGCGCGGAGAGCGTTTTCTTTTTCTTCTGGCGTCATGCTGCCTCCTGCTTGGCTATCAAACGGGCCCCGAAATTCATCAGAGCATCACGCTCAATCGTCGAGAAATGGCAGTGAGTACGAGGGTAGGGATGCCAGATAATCAGCATCGATCCTTTGTTATTTCCGCTTACCGGCTTACCTGTCACCGGGTTGATAAATGCCAGTCGTCCCGCGGTAATAAAGCGAACCTCGCTAGCGGTCTGGATTGCCTCCTTGAACCAGCCAACCGAAGTGTCTGAAGGTACCAGCATCACCGTGCCGATCTGATTTGCACTCTCGGTGGCTGCCTTCTTCACGAATGGTGTGATGTCGCTGTATGGCGGATTCAGCCAGACATAGCCGGGAATGCTCAGGTAGTCACCCCATGGCGTTTCCAGCGTGTTCTGCTCGGCTGTGATGAACTTCCTGCACAGCGCGTTATGCGGCGCTGCGGCAGCATCAAGCTGGAAGCAGAACTCAGCATTCAGGCATGCGAAGAGGGCGGGCGGAGTGCGCCAGAGGTCGCGCTGATCCGCTGGCGTGTTGCTGCCTGTGTAATCTGTCATGATGCGATATCCTTTCGTGATAGGTTTCGCCATGAAACATCCTCATGGGTGAGCCTCCTGCCATGGATAAACGCATTAACGCTATGGACAGGTATCTCCATTTTTTCAGCGATGACTGCTTGTGACAGGCCTTCTTCGTGAAGCGCAATACACAGAGATACATCATGATCACTGTAAACTGCATGATGATGTCGTTCGCCAATGCAGAGCAGGCTTAAGCCCAACAGGCTGGCTTTCCCCTTAACAGAATCGAGAGTGCGTCCAAGCTTTCCAGCAATTTGAGTGGCACTCATGGAGCCCGCACATGATTTCAAAATCTGAAGCTCTACAGAGGTCCACCTGGTGTAACTTTCTCTAAGATTGAGTGACAGTCTCGTACTCATAGTTCGTACTGCCGCGTGAGTGCGGTTAAGTTCTGACGCAATATCACGCAGCGTCATTTCACCAGCCATTCTCCGGAGAAAAGCGATGTCGGAATCAGACCATGGCTTACCATTTGGATAGTTATGCTGCGGCATTTTTTTCCTCCAGTGCACCGTTTCTTATTACAGAGACCAGCCTTTCAGCAGCCGATTTCTGTGCCGGAACGGAGGCAATGATCGTTGGACGGTCTTTTTCGGCGTTCACACAGACCCCACCCCAACGCGAAATCTGGAAGAAGTCTTCCATCTCTGATGAGCCAGCATTGCTCGCCAACTCCTCAATCATCTGGACGATATCGACGATTGAGTGGGCATCCATTAGCCGCTGAACGGCGTAGCCGAAGGCGTTAATCATTACCGCGTGGAACTGAATGTAGTCGCGCTTGTAGTCAGCCTGTCTGGTGCCGTAGCGAATCGCCTCAATCTGCGTCAGAGCCAACCAGGCCTCCCAGATGGATTCGATGTCGCCCATTTCGAGCGGCTTACTGCCCGCGCTGGCAAACTTGGACGTTGCGTCGCTCAACGCCTTGAAGCTCACCCACTTATCACTTTTCGCGGGAACGACGTTATGCTCAAAATCGGTTACTTCAGAAAAGACGTCGTGTGAACTGATAAAGCTGACCATCTCCTGCGCGTTCTTATCGCGCCCGTTATAGGCCATGTTGATAGCCGCAGATGGCTTCGAAACATTGTTGTTAATGTCAGAGAAAAACTGCTGTCGCGTCTTTAGTGGCAACTGGAGAGTAAGCATCATCGGGACATGGATCGGTTCATCAATGGTGCGGCAATACTCCGCAATACCGGCTGCACGATGCTGACCATCAAACAATTTAATCTCTGCATCCATAGGGAAACGGGCCACCCCGACATTAGTGTTTCCGAACTCTTCGAATTCAACATACGAGTCGCAGTTACCCACAAGCGGCGGAATAATGAACGGTTCCTTGTTCTCGTATGCTTCAAGGAGATACTGATAAAACTTTTTCGCCCTGGCGGGGTTCAGTTCTCGCTGAGAGCGGTCTAGGGTGTCCCCGTAGTTATCGCTGGCGAGGATTCGCGTTAGTGTCCGTGCCGGTACTGTCAGCATCAGGACAATTGAACCCCCCTGAGTTCCACGCGACGCCGGAAATTCAAAAAAATGATCTCCAATCTTGCTCATTGCGCACCTCTTTTCGTGTCTGCCTTTCTCATGCGGCATGGTCGTGGTTTTTTATGCTGGAAATTTCTTTCTCCAGCTCTTCCAGGAACTTTTTCACTTCGGACTGAATCTCATTTGCCAGTGCTTCGTCGAAGTGAATGCGCTTTTTGAAATAGGCGAGGTCTGGCGGTAGACGATCGTCGAAACTAACGAAATCACACCATTTACGCCCTGTGCACATCATCTGAGCGTGCATCTGCAGCAAGTACTGACGTTTTGGCTCGCCAGTTTTTAAGGTCTCAAGATGAGTCCAGGTGTTGGGGCACTTAATTTCGATAAGTCCATCACCATTAACAAGCCCATCAGGACTTGCTGCGAATCCTGGTATAGTTGGATGATCGATAAGCCCCACCTCGGTGATTTCGGCATCGAACTCATTCAGCGCATACATTTCGCGCGCTACCGGCTCGAGTTCTGTTCCGCGTATCATTGCGGCGTTGGAGAAACCTTCTTCAAGCTTCCCGGTGAGGCGCTGGCAAATCAGCTCGGCCATGTAGTTCTGTCGGCTTGCTGCATAGCCAGACTTGGTTCTGGCCATGACGTCAGCAAGGCGGCTGGCTGTGACTTTTCCGCAGCGAGCGGCAAACCATTCTGGGGTGCGTTGTTCCATCATTTATCCTCCGGCGCTGCGGCATCGACAGGTTCTGCGTTGTCTACTGCAAGGCTCATGTCATACATGCGACGTTTCTCAACCGCGCCGATAACCTGTTTCTCTTCTGCGCTTAACGCCACCCAGAATTCCTGATACTTAACAGTTCCAAGGCGTGCGGCAGACTCGCCTTTTGCGATCAGTTCCGGGCGGCGACTATCAGATTCATGCCCTACATGAACCTCTGCCGCACTCCCTTCAATCACGCGCTCGGCTTCGTCCTGATCGAAAATGCCAGCAAACCCAAATGCGAGACGCGCACACTGGATCAGCGTCTTGTGACGAAGCATACGGGTAGGGTGGGACTGCCATGGCTGAGTGTTACGTTTACACTCTCCCATGTACTCAGTAACGATGGTCGGGTGTGTGCGGTCTTTCCGGTATATCTTGCAGGTACACGCGCCTTCTTCCTTGTCGTAGGCAAACTCCATTCCATCAAACTGAGGATGTTCGTTGATAATTCGAGCCCAGCCGTCAACGCCGACCACTGGAACAATTCCGCCTTTATCCGGGAATGCATAAATCTCTTTCGTCCACGGGTTCAGTCCGTACTGGTTGGCGACGATCAGCAGTGCCGTGAACTGCTCATCAGTGACATTCCCACCCTTAAATGCAGTATTTTTCAGAGTGTTCATCAGGTCAGTTCCGGCATCCATGCCGAGGCGGGAGGCAAGCTTCCCGGCCATTGTAGAAAGTGCTGTGCTCATAGAATTCCCCTCAAAGTTAAAACGGGCAGCCGGTGCGGTGATCCCAGTCGTATTCCGCCTGGGCGTAAGCTACTGCCGAGATGAGATCGTTATATGCCTCGCCAGCTGCATCGCTGCGGAGGCCTTCGTATGGGCTTTTGTCCATCGGCACAGAGAAGCGGAACAGGCCTGACGGCTCTTTCGGCAGGGCGTCGATAATTTCCTGTGCCCGATCGTCAATCCACTTTTGCTTCTCTTCGGTGAGCGACTGCTCAACCCATTTCCGTTCTTCGATAGCGTCGTATGCGCGGTATGCGTTCATAGCTCGCTCCTGAAATTTGGTTGTAATAATCCCGGCACCGTATTGGCTGCCTGATAGCTCAGTTAAATTCTTGCGCTGATATGCGCGGTTAATGCGTCCCGGCTGGAACCAGGTTCGGTTCGATACTGCGCGAAGCGTATGGCCGGCGGATGTGGCGCAGATTTCCCTGCGGCTCATGCCAGTAACTGCCGTCGCGATAGTCGAAGCTGACCAGCCAGGCGGCGCCGGTGCGGCGATTGCGCATCATCACGGCGCGTCCGTTGTTAGGAATTGAGTTAGCCATTGAACACCCCCGTAACGTGCAGAATTTTGATAACCACTGCCGCCCAGATAACGCCGCAGATCAGCAGGCAGTAAATCAGTGAACGAATGCCTTGTTTGCTCATGCTGAACCACCAGGTATCAGGCAGAACGCGCTTGCTACCAGTACGCATACGACGATGGCGAATGCGTGTGCCAGAAACTTAAACCACTCGGTTTTATCTTCTTCGCGGATCATCTCTTCACCTTTGCTTATCGCGGCTAACGGGACGTTTTGACTTCACCCCGGCGTTGCCGGTGTTGTTTGGATGAGATGATAATGTACTAATGGTTCATCAATGTAAAGTACCAAAAGTACATTTTTAATTTAGCAATAGTTCATTTCAATGTAAGCCAATGAACTTAAAGTATATTTATTTTACGTTTTGTTTTTGGTGATGGTTGTTTGGCAGTAGAGCTGGCACTGGACGTGCTGCTGCCGAGGGAAGAGTAGGGCAATAAAAACCCGGCGCGGTGGCCGGGAATAACATTTAGGAATCAAGGTCAGGCAGCATGATTTTCTCAATCAACGTCAATGCCCTTTGGTCTCGTTCTGCAAAATATTTAGGAGCGTACTGAGGCAGCCACACTTCGTTGAAGTGTTGTTTGAAATCTGCAAGATATTCGTTTGGGTATAGACGTACCGGGAATGTCCGGCCATCTGGGTACTCATGGTTATATGTTGGGAACGTCTTCGGCTCAATACCCCGGTTTTCACGAAGCCATTGCGAGAAAACCCTACCTTCTGAAATATCAGGGACCATTTTTTCTGGCAGCGTATATCCTGCCTGCTCAAGTGGCGCAACCAAGTTAAACGTCAGTTCATTAAGCATAGAAAAGTGGGTATGAGGAACCCTGCCTCGGTTTGTCATATACCGCTTAAGGTGGATAGGGAGTTCGGCAGGCGCTCTTTCGCCTGACATCCACTCACGCACCCATCTCGATACTTGCACTGCAAATTTTGGAGATAGCCACTGAGCTAAGTTAATTGCGATGTCTGGATGAACCCAAGTCCCTTGATTCTCTGCTCTTCCGCCTTTAAATGATTGAATTAATTCCGATATGGGAATCCCCATATCGCGGGATAATTCATCAAAAAAATCTTGCGTTGTTTTTAGTCGTGTATAGTCAGCAAGTAGCTTCCCAGCAGACTTGCACATTGCGGTGGCATTGATGTAACCGTCTTTGGTGCGAAGATGGATGACTTCTCCATCAACTTCTCTGGCGATTAATGCAAGTTGGAACTGTGTCATAAATCATCCTATTGCTGTGAAAAATAAAATAATCACCCAAACAGCTCATCAGGCCACCATAAGCACGATAGCAACAACCGAGAGCAAAGTAACCACGCCTACTATCAGATATTCTCTCATCACCCAAACACCTCATCAGGCCACTTGCCGGCTACCCATGCTTCCTGTACGTCTGCGGCATTACCAAAAAAACATAGAACTACCAGTCTGGCTCACTTAAAGTCATCCCGCTCATCCTTCCGCTTGAAGAAAACTTTATCCAGCCTGAGCACTATCCCAACCAGTCCGATAATCAGCAAAGTAATGAGTATTGGGATAATCAGATCAGACATGCTTCCTCTGCGTGCTAAGGCTTTACCCATGCTTCCTGTACGTCTGCGGCATGCTGCCGATCACCTTGCCGAACACGAACACCCGGTTCATCTCGTCTTTTTCGATCGGGTCCCAGGCTGCATAGCTCTTGTTATCTGAGATAACCAGCAGCTTGTCCTTCATCTTCTGCAGGCGCTTGACGTGAGCAGTGTCGTCGTACAGGAAGGCGTATATCCCGTCGCCGTCGAAGCTCTTAACGCTGATGTCGACGAACAGCAGATCACCCGGCTCAATCGTGCCGGACATGCTGTCACCCCGGACGTTGATGATCCGGATGTTCTCAGCCTTACGCCCATCGAACATGTGCCGGGCTTCCGCTGGCGCATATTCAACGGAGTGGAGAATCTCCACGAACTCCTGATTGATAACCCCGGGGCCAGCGCTAACCGTTATATCCAATAGGTCAATGCGAAAGACATCCTTAAGGGTTTGGGTTGCCTCTGTATCGATTCCATCCTCATCGACATCACCGAGCAGATACGACGCTGACGTACCAATGTGAGACGCCAGTGCTTTCAGCGTTCCGCGTCTTGGAATCGACTCTCCATTGAACCATTTGCTTACGGCCTTAGGGGTCAACTTCATCCTCTTGGCGATCTCAGCCTGTCGACCATGTGGTATCAGTCCAGCTTTATCGCAGGCCAGCGCTAGCCTCTGAGAGAATTCTTTTCGCGCTCTTTCTTCATGAACCATATGTTCAATCATAATATCACTTGCGTGAACTATCAGTTCCGACTTAATATGTACTTACAGTTCATTGTTGAGGGTTAAACATGGCACCGAATAGTCTTGGCGAAATCATCAAAAAGATTCGGGTTCCTGTCGTAGCTGAAGCCTGTGGTTGCTCGCCGCGCGCAATTTACAAATGGATTGCTAACGGAAGCCTGCCGAGGACGGATTACACCGACGAAACCAACTACGCAGAAAAGATCGCTCTCGCTTCTGGCGGCCAGTTTACCGCTGCTCAGATCCGGGAAGTCAGCAAGCCTAAAGCCGCCTAACCGGCGGCCTTTCAATCAACACCAGAGGAAGTATCACAGATGGAGAGTTCAACGACACGCAACAAAGTGGAGGCTCGCAGGATAGAAAGCTGGTTACACAGCCAGATAGCTGAACTGGGAACCACGAATATCGCCAAAGTGGCCGGAGTGAATAAGTCGACGGTGAGTCGCTGGCGGGAAAGTCTGCTGCCGAACATGTCGCTGCTGCTGGCCATTCTGATTTCTAACAGGCCGGGAGAGAAAGGTGACTTTGAAGCATGAGTGGGAACAGAAAGGCGAAAGCCGCAGTGGGCAAACACTAACGGCTTTCAGGTGCAAAAACGAAGAGGTAATTGCGAGGTAATTATGCCTGGTAAATCTGTAAGAGTAAACAATCCGGAGGTAGCACGTGAGCATGTCACTTATGGCGAAAGCAATGGGGGTCAAAGTGGGAAACTCACTGCGTAAGCTCGTTCTTATCAAGCTGGCCGACAACGCCAACGACAAGGGCGAATGCTGGCCTTCGTATCAACACATTGCCGATCAGTGCGAATGCAGCAAATCCGCTGTTCGCAACCATATTGATGCGCTTGAGGATATGGGTCTGCTCAAGCGTGAAAATCGCGTTGGGGTCAATAACGGGAAAGGTAATACATCCAACGTGTATTATCTGAACCTTGATGCTACCCCTATGCCATCAAAAAGCACAGGGGTATGCCATGAAATAGCACCCCCTATGCCATCTGATGGCACACCCCCTATGCCACCAGATGGCACCAGAACCAGTCACTCTTTTGAACCAGTCACTGAACCAGACTCTCTCTCTGCGCGAGGGCAGTTTATCAGCGAGGCTGCAAAGCGACGGATCGGGATTTCACCCAACGGGGAAATACCTTTCCCTCCTGCCTTCAAGCCATCGGCAGATCACATTGCGATTGCCTCGGAGAAAGGGATCAACATTGAAACCGAGTTGCTGAACTTTCGTGATTATCACCAGGCCCGCGGCACAAAGCTGATCGACTGGAAC